CTGGCAAGCCTTTGTGGCCGGAATTCTGGTCGCTGAAGGAATTGGAGGCGCTGAAAGAGGAATTGCCGCCGAGTAAGTGGAATGCGCAGTACCAGCAGAGGCCCACGGGTGAGGAAGGGGCGCTGGTAAAGCGGGATTGGTGGAAGATTTGGGAGGGTGAGAGGGCGCCGCCGTGCGAATTCATCATCCAGAGTTGGGATACGGCGTTCACGAAGAACGAGAGGAGCGACTATTCGGCGTGTACGACATGGGGGGTGTTCCATAGGAACGAGGATGAGCGGGATATCAACCTCATATTATTAGATGCGTTCCAAGAGAGGATGGAATTTCCTGAGTTGAAGGAAAAAGCGCTGGAGTTGTACAGGGAATGGGAGCCTGATACGTGCATTATTGAGGCGAAGGCGGCTGGTGCGCCGTTGATTTTTGAGTTGAGGCGCATGGGGATAGCGATTCATGACTACACGCCGACGCGGGGGAACGATAAATTTGTTCGTTTGAATTCGGTGACTGATTTGTTCAAGTCGGGTAAAGTATGGGCGCCTGATACCAGTTGGGCGAGAGAGGTAATTGAACAGATGGCTGCGTTCCCAAATGCATCGCACGATGACTTGGTGGACTCGACGACCCAGGCCCTGATCAGGTTCAGGCAGGGGGGATTTTTGCGGCTGGATTCTGACGAGGACGATGATCCTGTCACGTTTAGGCGCAAGGCTGCTTACTATTAAGGATTCATATGGCCACGAACATCGACAAAGCTTTCAATCAAGCGCCGCTTGGGATTGATTCGCTAGATCAAATGGTGGAGGAAGGCCCTCCAATTGAGATTGAAATCGAAAATCCAGATAGCGTGACGATTGGCGTCGATGGGATGGAAATTGAGATTGAGCCGGCGCGCGAAACAGCAGAAGATTTTGACGCAAACCTGGCCGAGTACATGGACGAGAGCGATCTGGTCCGTATTGCCGGCGACCTGATCGGCGACTTTGAAGAAGACTTGGCCTCCCGTAAGGACTGGATTCAGACATATGTAGATGGCCTCGAGCTTCTTGGCATGAAGATCGAAGAGCGGTCAGAGCCTTGGGAAGGTGCCTGCGGTGTGTACCACCCGATCATGGCCGAAGCGCTGGTGAAGTTTCAGTCCGAGACGATGATGGCCACGTTTCCAGCGGCCGGCCCGGTTAAGACGGAGATTGTGGGCCTCGAGACCCCGGCCAAGAAAGAGGCTGCTCTGCGCGTAGAGAAGGACATGAACTACCGTCTGACGGACAAGAATAAAGAGTTCCGTCCTGAGCACGAGCGGATGCTGTGGGGCCTGGGCCTGTCTGGCAACGCTTTCAAGAAGGTGTACTACGACCCGCACATGGAGCGTGAGACATCTATATTTGTGCCGGCAGAAGATCTGGTTGTGCCTTATGGCGCATCAGACTTGGAGTCGTCACCGCGTATTACGCATGTGATGCGCAAGACAGAGAACGATGTCCGCCGTCTGCAGGTGGCCGGGTTCTGGAGAGACATTGACCTTGGCGAGCCGGACGTGGTGCTCGATGAGGTGGAAAAGAAGATTGCAGAACGTCTGGGTTTTAGAGCCACGACTGACGACCGCTTCCGTATCCTAGAGATGAATGTGGACCTTGACCTCAAGGGCTACGAGCATACGGATGATGAGGGTGAGCCAACGGGCATTGCTCTGCCGTACATTGTGACGATTGATAAGAACACGTCGCAGGTTCTGGCTATCCGTCGCAACTGGAGGCCGGAAGATAAGAACTGCCGTAAGCGCGCGCACTTTGTGCACTATGGCTACATCCCGGGTTTTGGCTTCTATCACTTTGGTTTGATCCACCTGATTGGAGCTTTTGCCAAGTCGGGCACGTCGCTGATCCGCCAACTGGTAGATGCCGGTACGCTGAGCAATCTGCCGGGTGGTTTCAAGGCCCGCGGCCTGCGCGTCAAAGGTGACGACACGCCCATCTCCCCGGGCGAATTCCGTGACGTGGATGTACCTAGCGGCACGATCAAAGACAACCTGATGACGCTCCCGTACAAAGAGCCGAGCCAGACGTTGCTGCAGTTGCTGAACCAGATCATCCAAGACGGCCGCCGTTTTGCGAACACGGCCGACCTGCAAATCAGCGACATGTCATCGCAGGCCCCGGTCGGCACGACGCTGGCCATCCTCGAGCGCACGTTGAAAGTGATGAGTGCTGTCCAGGCGCGCATTCACTTCTCGTTCAAAGAAGAGTTGGGTTTGATCAGAGACATCATCCGCGACTACACGCCGGATGACTATGACTATGTCCCGGTTGAAGGTAGCCGCTCGGCCAAAAAGTCTGACTACGATGATGTGGATGTGATTCCGGTCTCTGACCCGAACGCATCGACGATGGCCCAGAAGATTGTGCAGTACCAGGCTGTGTTGCAGCTGGCTCAGACAGCGCCGCAGATGTACAACATGCCTCTGCTGCACCGTCAGATGTTGGATGTGCTCGGCATCAAGAACGCCAACAAGCTCATTCCGATGGATGAGGACCAGAAGCCGACGGACCCGGTGACGGAAAACCAGAATGTATTGATGGGCAAACCGGTCAAGGCGTTTGCTTATCAAGATCACCAGGCTCACATCATGGTCCACATGTCGGCCATGCAAGACCCGAAGATCATCCAGTTGTTGCAGAACAACCCGATTGCGCCGCAGCTGCAGGCAACCATGATGTCTCATATCAATGAGCACCTTGGGTTTGAGTACCGCAAGCAGATCGAGATGCAGTTGGGCATGTCCCTGCCGCCCCAGAAGGACGATGCAGGAGAAGACGTGCACATGGACCCCGAGGTCGAAGCTCGTTTGGCACCCATGTTGGCACAGGCTGCTCAGCGTCTGACGCAACAAAACCAAGCGCAGGCCCAGCAGCAGCAAGCTCAACAGCAAGCACAAGACCCGATCATCCAGATGCAACAGCAGGAGCTGGCCATCAAGCAGGCCGAGCAACAGCGCAAGGCTGCCAAGGATGCGGCAGATATCAAATTGAAAGAAAACCAGCAACGGATCGAGGCTTCACGCATATTGGCGCAAAACAATATGTCTATGAAGCAGGCTGTGCTGAGGGCGGGTGTGGACGTGTACAAAGACAACGCTATACGCTCGCATGAGAAGAAAGTGAACGCCCGAGAAATCATGGCAGACGCACTTAAAACCGTGTACCAAAATAAATCAAAACCGACAAAAGGTGAATGATGGACGCTCTTGAAGTACTCACAAAGCAGACCGACGAAAAGGTTGCGCAGATTAAGGACTACCTGTCAGAAGGGAAGGCCGAATCGTTTGAGGAGTACAAAAGACTCTGTGGTGAGATTCGTGGTCTGCTCACTGCCAGAGGTTACATACTAGACCTGCAACAAAACTTGGAGAACGCGGATGACGACTGAGATCCTTATCGGCTCAAACCCCGATAAACCGGAGATCGTAGGTTCATACAAACTGGAAGCAACAGCAGAGGAAAAGGCAAAACAACTGCCCCGTCCCTCTGGCTACAGAATTCTTTGTGCCATACCAGAAGTGGAGAAAGAATTTGAGGACAGCTCTATTGGTCTAGTGAAGTCTGAATTAACCATTGATTACGAAGAGAAGCTGGCAACGGTGCTTTTTGTCGTAGACCTTGGACCAGATTGCTACAAAGACCAGCAGCGTTTTCCCAGCGGACCCTGGTGCAAGAAAGGTGATTTCGTCATTGTTCGACCCAATGCCGGCACACGCCTTCTGATCCACGGCCGTGAGTTCAGACTCATCAACGATGATTCTGTAGAGAGCGTGGTCGACGACCCGCGTGGCATCAAACGAGCCTAAAAGGAGCCTTCAAAAATGGCACAAATGGAAACCCAAGAATTCAAGTTCCCCGACGAAATTGAAGAGAGCAAAGCCTCTGCTGAAGAGCAGCAAGAGGAAAAGTTTGAGATTGAAATCGAGGACGACACTCCAGAAGAAGACCGCGGCCGGCAGCCAATGCCCAAGCAGCTGGTCGAGAACCTGGAGAAAGACGAGCTAGAAGCCTACGACGATGAGGTTAAGTCAAAGCTCAAGCAGATGCGCAAAGTCTGGCACGACGAGCGCCGCGAGAAAGAGGCGGCCCTGCGCGAACAGCAAGAAGCTTTGGCCTTGGCCAAGAAGCTGATGGAAGAGAACAAACGTATTAAAACTATCCTGACTACG